ATGCATGAATCAGGTGGTTTTAGGTTTCTTAAAGAAAACTTGAACTATTCTGCTGCTGCCCTTATGCGTACATGGCCTTCACGCTTTCCTGACATGGATATTGCAGAAAAGTATGAGCGCAACCCTGAAATGATTGCCAACAAGGTTTATGGCGGCAGGATGGGTAATACGGAAGATGGTGATGGCGCTAAATACATAGGTCGTGGATTAATCCAGCTAACCGGTAAAGAAAACTACAAAAACTGTAGCGATGGCATTGGCGTGGATTTAGTAGCAAACCCTGACCTGCTATCTGACCCTCAGTACGCTGCTTTAAGTGCTGGCTGGTTCTGGAACAAAAGGAACTTAAATGCCTCGTCTGACCTTATGGACATCGTAGGCATGACAAAGAAAATTAATGGTGGTGTCATAGGACTTGAAGATAGAAAAGCCAAAATCAACAAAGTCCTAGACATCCTTAATTCTTAAAATGGTAAATACTGACTATGATAAAAGCTAGGATAACAATACCTGCAAACATCATAGTCTCATCGTTACTCATTTGCTTAGTCCACTAGCTAGTCGATTAGCTTTAAACAAGTAATCGTTACGAATTGTGGATGGCGGTACAAAGCCGTATGCTCTCCAAGTCTTTAGCACATCTGCCCCACTACTGTATTTAAAGGTACTGTTTGGTGAAATGGCTAGTTTTTCGTTTTCCACTTCTTCTTCATAGATGCCATAAAACGGTATGACATTTGGTTCTTTCATGTTGCACTCCTATCTATAAGTCGGTTATTGGCTTGTAAAGTACGCCATATTTCCACTCTCAACTGCGCTGCGGTCATCTTCCACTTCAATGACTCCTCCACTTCTACAGCAGCCTTTAAACCATCTAAAAGCTCTCTGTACTCGGTTCTAGCATAAGCATCTCTTTCCTGCCCTGCCATAGTATCTACCCCTACCAAAAACGCTTCTTGCATTAAAAGAGCCTTTTTAGACTTACGGAATTCCTCTAAATAAACACGCTCGGCCTTAGCTTTAGCAAATAAACTAGCGTTTTTAAGTAAAAAGTCTACTGCTGCGTTTGGATTAATATCTTCCACTTAATTCTCCAGGTATCGGTGTATTGGGGCATCTGCCTCTTGAATGTATTGCTGGCTCTTGTAGTCAAACCATAGCTTTAGCTTGCCTTCCCATTCGCCATTGCGTTGTTTTTCACAAACCAATACGGCATCTGGCACTTCTCTGTCAATAAAAAAGCCATGCTCTGCTATTTGCTGGGCCTTTTCCTTATTTTTCCAAACAATAAACACATTGTCAGCTTGGTCTGTAATCGAGCCTGAACCCTTTAAATCAAACTTTCCACCTATGGATTTCTCGTCACTACCCTTTCTCATGTGGTGGACTAGGTGTATATGCACTCCAGAATCCCTTGAAATGGCGCATAGGGCGTTTACAAAGTCCTTTTGACCATTCATGTCATCTTCCCCTTTAACGCACTTCATAAGGCTATCTATGACGATTTGGTTAATTCCTAACTCTGTTGTGGCATATCGGCAAACTGCCAACATTTGCTCTACATTAATCATTCCATGATGGTCGTAAAGGTACAGGTGATTCTTCTTCCAAGTAGAAAATTCTGCTACTGCTTCAGGAATGGGCTTTTTAGAGCCTGTGGCTTGTCTAACCATTCTGGCTAGGGTTATCTCAGGGCGCATCTCAAAAGACGCTACAAGGCACTTCTGACCCTGTTCTACTAACCCTAGAACTACTTGACCTAGCAAAAGTGACTTTCCATGACCATTTATCCCTGCCCAAAGACTAACTTCCGATGGTCGAATGGAGATGTTTCTAGCTTTTTCCCAAGGTAATGAGCAGCCTTTAGCGTATAAGTTTCCAGCAAAGTAATCATCCAAAGACTCTTGGTAGTCTGCTTTTTCCCTAATTTTGCGCTTGACATTAGTTTCTTGGCTATATTTCAGCCAGTCAATATCATCCTTTTCTATAAACATTGATCTCTCCATCGTTATCAAGACCAATGATTGTATTGACTTCAGCATCTACCAAAGCAACCCACCACTTTGTAAACTGAACTATGTCTTTACCTGGCATTAATTGAATGTTTAAGTCTTTGGCCCATGTTAAATCCACTAACTTTTGATGGTCTTTATTGTCAATCCATACGGTAGGAAAGATTCCAAGGGCTACATCTTGCTCTGCATTAAATGGCTTGCCAAACTGCACAAACACCGTTTGAGGCTTGTTACCAGCCATACGCATATCAATTATTTGGTTATGTCCAATCATCACTTACTCCCATGCTTGTTTAGGTTTAACTTCATCTTTTAACCAGGATGCTTGTATTCCTACCCAGTTACGCTCACAACAAATTTGCATAGCTTTTTCAAGGCTAATGTTTGCTTTACCAGCTTCCCTTTGCAACCCCTTTAAAGCTGTTTCAGTCCATTTTGCTTTTTTGGCTTTACGAACTTCTAAGTAATCCTTAAAAATAGATTCAGAAACACCGTCAGGTGTATCTACTCTGTCTCTACTCTTCTCTGTCTCTGTAGTAGCATCTTGCAAGCAACTTGCTAGCACATTGTCAGCATCATTAAAAAAACCGTTATCAATCAATGGTTTAATTGCAATAAGTACATCTTTTTCAACCATTCTTAACCTAAAAGCTATCTCTTCTGTAGTTTTCTCAATTAAACCATTTTCAGACTCACTTGCTAACAACCAAAGCATAGGTGCTATCGCTCTGCTAGCAACAGGCAAGCGTTGAAATGTCATGTTATCCAACAGCTTTTTGTGAAATTTAATCCAAGGTGGATTGCGATGTTTGTAATGCTGAAAATCATGCCAGTTGTTAGGAATCAGTTTCATTTTTAACCTCTTCCTCGTACAACCTTTTTGACTCTTCTGCGTCTGCAATTAATTCATCAGCGTTTTTAATAACTTTTCTAAACTGACCAATAGTTAAAGACACAACTCTTGGCTCTTCATCCATCCAGTTTTTAGCTTTAAAACATATAAAACCTGTGCTACCTGCATATACTTCAACTTCATCTTGCGGTTCAAATTTCAACATAACTACTCCTTTATCCAAAGTTGTATAAGCATCCGCTTACAAATAAACATCTGGTCTTAGCATCGACCTTTTGACAATTCTTCAATTTTTCTAATGTGCTTAATCGGAATGTTAGTTCTTGCTTTCCATTGATAAATGGCAGTTTCCCTTAACCCTAATAGCTGGGCAAGCCTATAAAGACTGCCAAACTCAGTTTTTAGTTCCAAATAAATATCCATAACTCCTCCTGATTTGGTGATATAGTAGCACAAATAAACAAAAAAACAACAAAGAAAAAATATTTATTAAAAAGTGTTGCAAAGTGGTAGTTTAGTGTATAGTGGAGTCTAGTTCAACAGTAAAGGAGTAAGTGATGAAACCAACAGTATTTGATGTATTAGGTGCAGTAGCTCTAGGTCTTGCATTGGGCGTGATGTTTGCGTTAGGTGTTTAACATGGGAATGTCTAGACACGATGCTTATTACGAACCTGAAGATGACTACATTGACTCTGATGAGTTTCAATGCGAAGTCGCAGAGTTAATGAAAGACGAATACAACCCTTGCAACTGGGGTAATTTCTGCGAAGCTTTTGAAGGCGTACAAGACCCAGCAGTTGTAGCCCAATTAGAAGAAATGCGAGAAAAGCGTGATTTTATGGCCCTAGGTCGTAAATTATGGAGTTTGTCGTATGAGTACCAAGAGCGTTTTGCTACAGATGCAGTATTAAATAACCAATAAGGAATAAGTGATGACTACATACAACGAATTACGCAAAATTAACTGTAACGAGTTTACAGAGCGCAAAGGCCAATTAACCTACCTTTCTTGGACTTATGCCGTAGATATTTTGTTACAGAACGACCCAATGGCAACTTGGGAATTTCTAGACCCAATCGTTTATAACGACACAATGATGGTTCGTACTGAGGTTACAGCCCTTGGCAAAACCCTAAAAATGCAGTTACCAGTAATGGATAACCGCAATCAAGCCATTAAATCGCCAGACGCAAGAAAAATTTCGGACTCACAGATGCGCTGCTTGGCAAAAAATATTGCGTGTTTTGGAATAGGTTTATACATATTTGCTGGTAGTGACTTGCCTTCTGATGCTATTGATGAAGAACCTGTAAACCTTACAGATGTAGCTAATTCATGGGTAGCAGCTATTAACCTTGCTGAAAACATAGAGCAATTAAAGCAAACCTATAGCGATGCTTACAAAGAAGTACAAAAAGACAAAAACGCAGTCCATTTAATCGCTAACGCTAAAGACCTAAAGAAAGTGGAATTAACATGACCACATTTACTACAGAGGACAGAATTGCCGCAGAACAAGGCACAGACGCATGGTTTGCTATGCGTTTAGGCAAGGTTACGGCTTCCAGAGTCGCAGATGTTATGGCTAAAACCAAAACAGGAGTAGCTGCCTCACGACAGAACTATCTCATAGAATTGGCTTTACAGCGAGTAACTGGGGTATTTGAGCAATCATTTACTAGCCAGGCTATGCAAGACGGCATAGACCGAGAAGGCCAAGCAAGGGTTTTATACGAGGTTACTACAGGCGAATTTGTAGACCAAGCCGCTTTTATAGACCATCCTACCATTCAAGGGTTTGGCGCAAGTCCTGATGGATTAGTCAATATCAAAGGGATGTGCGAAATAAAGTGCAGGGGTAATGCTGGTCATTGGGAAGTTATCAAAACTGGCGAAATACCTAAAAAGTATTGGATTCAGCAACAGGCCCAGTTAGCTTGCACAGGCAGGGAATGGAACGATTATGTAGGTTATAACCCTAACTTTCCTGAGAAAAGCAAGTTGTACATCCAAAGGGTATATAGAGATAAAGCCTTTATTGCCGAGATGGAAGCAGAAATTAAGCAGTTTTTGGTTGAAGTTGATGAAGAAGTTAAATTGATGAAAGAAGGTAAATAACATGGCAATTCAATATTTTGTAAAAGCAGCAGTATCCGAGTATGAAGATAAAACCGATGGCAAAATGAAAAAACGCTACGCAAGCATTGGCGTAATCATGGACACAAAGCATGGCCTTATGCTTAAAATTGAAACTTTACCGTTGTATGCTTTAAAAGATGGTGGTTTATTGGCTTACCTTAATCCACCAGAAGATAAAGCAATTCCTACCCAGCAAGTAAGCAAAGATGTACTTAACGATGTACCTTTTTAAGGAAAAAACCATGAAAAAATATATTGCAGCAGTAACAACATTCTTTGTAATTGGCTTCGCCTATGCCCAACAAGCTCAATGCTGGCAACAGTATGTATGTGGCGGCGGTGGCTGCCAATGGGTAACTATCTGCCGATAAAGGGTAAAAATGACATTTTTAGTAGCCAATATTCCCCCAGTCAAGTGTTTTGTGCGTAAAGAGTTTCTTTACAACCATGAAAAAGGACATGGAGAATTAGAGCCTTGTGTGTGGATGACCGCCAAGGCGATCAAAGGCCAAGCCTTCCGCATAGAGTCTATGCTTACTAATTATGGGGCGTTGTACGACAAACTTCCTATAAATGCTTATGTTTGGAAAGAAGTAGCAGACCCACTTCCACTAGACTATTTGCAGATTTGGGATTGTTTGTCGTATGACATGGCAGTAATAGAAAAGTCTAACCTGCGTGGTTTAAAGGTCAAATACTTTGGTAAAGACAGGCAGTTTCACTTTGGCAATTACCTGTTCACGATTGACTTTGCTAGTCCTGAAGCTAACCGCCTAGACACTAGCTTTAGCGAAGGAGTAGAGGAGCATAAGTCCTATAACTTTATTAAGTTAGATAATGGGCAATTTGCTTGTCAACCCAATAACCGGTGTCTTTGGTATGATGTTTCGCTAGTACCTGCCACACTTAAAACGCCTGATTTTCGTATACCTACTGAGGTTTACAGCGTTGAAAACCATGCTAAATGGTCAGCAAAAGACGAGTGGTTTTACAATTTTGACGAATTAAAACATGACTGAAAAACGATATTGCACTAGCTGCCAGGTTATGCGACCAGCAGACTACGGCAAGATGATTAAAGCAGGAAAGATAAACAGGTGGAAATGTACCGCTTGTTTTGAAAGAATTAACATACCAAGATACGCAAAAAAGGTAAGTAAATGAACCAAGATTACGCATTATTTTTAATACGATTACGCCAATTAAGCAAAGACTATGAAGATGCTATGCTTAAACGGCAATGGGCTTTAGCGTACCAACACTCTACCGATATAGTAGAAATGGCCTTAAAACTGCAAGATGTAGCTGATGCAGATTAAGAAGTTTGACCAGGCACTCCATGACAAATACGACCCACCTGCTAGAGCAGCAGTAATCAAGTGGGCTGAAAAAGAGTGGAAATTACAGGTTACAGACAATCCTGACAAGTATGGGGTAGACCTGATTGCGTATAGGGATGGTATACAGGTAGGCTTTATTGAGGTGGAAGTCCGTAGTTGGAATCCATGCCCATTCAATACTATCCATGTACCAGTACGCAAAAAACATATGCTTGAAGTGCCTAATACCTTATTTTTTGCCCTTACAAAAGACTTGAGCCATGCCTATTGGGTATTTGGGGACAAAACTTTAACTCACGAAACCGTTGAGATGAAAGACGATACTAAGCATGAGGCTTATTATGATGTCCCTAAATCGTTGTTTAATTATGTCAAGTTATGACCAAAAATGAAAAAGAACACTACAGAAAAGTTGCTGAATTGGGATGCTCATTATGTAGGTATCTCCAGCTCGGTGAAACACCATGTCATATTCACCACATTCGTAGAGGTGGTCGCAGAGCAGATAGTCCGATCATTGGCCTCTGCCCATACCACCATACCGGAGGTGGCGGTGTTCACTTCTTGGGACACAAGCGATTTACGAGGCAATATGGCATATCTGAAGAG